GCACCACACACATTCCCCACTCAACAAGACTTACAAAAGATGCTCGGATTCAGCGTTGGATTCGATGGACTTTTTAATCGTCTTAATACTATGGATACCGCCCAATCTGGTTATCCACCGTATAACATTCGCAAAATTAATGATTTACAGTATGTTGTTGAGCTAGCTCTTGCTGGTTTTTCAAAAAGTGATATTGAAGTAGAAGTAACTGAGGGTACTCTTACCATCCGTTCTACTACCGCGAAAGATGATGGGGCTGATAATGATGAAAACAATGAAATCGGTTTTGTACATCGTGGAATTGCCAAGAGAACTTTTTCTCGGGCGTTCCAACTGAGTGATGATATTATTGTTCAGAATGCCGACCTTCAAGACGGTATGCTTATAGTGAATCTGGAACGAGTAATTCCAGATGAGAAAAAACCTAGACTGATTCCCATCGGTCAATAGCCACTGTGGTGCCCCCAATCCCGCAAGATTGGGGGATTATAAATAATATTATAGAATTAATATAAACTAAAAATAGGAGTAGTGAAGTGGCAAAATCCAGAAAAATGAAATCTAAAAAAGAATTAGAAAAAGAAGGTAGAACTCTTGGAATAGAGTTAGACCGAAGACACAGTAAAGAAGATCTGATTGAAGAATTAGAAGCAGTAGAACCAAAAGAATTACCAAGATTCGCAACTGACGCAGAAGTAGGATTCAAGGAAAAGTCTAGTGATGTAACTTGGAATAGTATTGAAGAATTTACAGAAGCAGTAACTGTATCTGGAATGCTTTTCGATAGTAATTTTATTCCTGTTAACATTGAAGCCCTTTATGAGGCTTTCACATCCAATCCAGAAGAATTTAAAGAAACCCCAGCTTACAAATTTTTAACACAATAAAGGATATACATGGCACAGGCAAAAAAGAGTAAAAAAAAGATATCTAAAGCAATGGGAGAAATTTTAAAAGCTCCTAAAAAAGTAGAAAAGGCAGTTAAACATGCTAGTAAGCAATGGAATAACATTGAAGACTTTAGAAAATCTGTAACTGAGAGTATTGGAGTAGATCAACTGGATATTGATGCAGAATACGAATTTTTTAAATCTGATCCAGAGAACTTTAAAAAGACAAATACATATAAAAAACTACTTAAATAGGATTGTAAAATGGCAAAAAGAAAAGTATTAAAAGAAGTTCTTTTTGATGATGTGGAAGAAAAAATAGAATATGATTTTTTAACGCGTGATCAATTTTTCGCAAAAGTTCCAGAAACACGGCCAATGTCGGCGAGTGGTGTAGAGATGTGGGAAAGATACCTACAAAATCCGAAAGGATTTAAATTTTAGGAGATTATTATGTTACCATTATTATTATTTAATGTTATTTCTAGTCTTGTCGTAGACAAAGCAACAGATTTAGCAACAGAACACGTTGAAAGTATGATAGATGATTTACTTCCCTCAAGTGCAAAAAAAGAATTAGACAAAGCTATAAAAGAAGATCCAGCACATCAATTCACAACTGCTAAAGAAGCATTGATGGCTGCAGTTGATGGAAATTTACCTATCATCAAAGCAGACGGAACACTCAAACCAATCGAAAAAACATTCACACTTACATTTGATCCTACTACTGGTTCAGTTGATATTAAACAAGCTTAGGAAGGAATATCATGGCAGTCAAGATACCATCTTATAACGGACACCTGACAAAAAACTTTGGGTATCAAGAAATGATAAAAAGTTCTACTGCTGATCGTTTAGGTATATCAAATGATGCATCAAGAGAACACGTTATTAATTTAACTAATCTCTGTAATTTTATTTTACAACCAGTAAGAGAAGAATTTGGAGTTATTCGTATCAATAGTGGATATCGTTCTCCAGCATTAAACAAGGCAGTAGGTGGTTCAAAGACAAGTCAACATTGTAATGGACAGGCTGCAGACTTTGAATCGACAAGAATTTCTAATCCAGACCTTGCAAAATGGATAGATGAAAAATTTAATATTTGACCAACTCATTCTAGAATTTTATGATGGAGTTGACCCAAATAGCGGATGGATTCATTGCTCTTATGTTCTTGATGGGAGTAATCGTGGTAAAACAATGACGGCTCTAAGAGTCAATGGGAAGACCCAATATAAGACAGGCCTTCTCTCATAGGAGGAAAATATGAAATATGTGTGGCTAGTTTATCTACAAATTTTATTTGTGATAGGTGCCAATCGCGGGCGTTCGTGGGTTGACAAACACATCGTATTGTGTTATAATAGTTTAGATAAGTTAAACGTGAATTACGTTAAATACTTAGACCATCCTTGACAATCAACTAGATAAATTTTAATGTTTTATACTAATGTACAGCCTCATGGTAATTTCATTGCTTTGAGAGGTGTTAATGATCGTGGTGAATCTTTCAAAGAAAAATTGAACTACGAACCTACCCTATTTGTAGAATCTCACAAACCTCAAAATCCCCAATGGAAAACCCTAGATAATCGAAATGTTGCTTCTGTGAAGTGGGGCTCTATGAAAGAGTCACGCCAAGCCATGAAAGAGTATGGTGGTAATGTTTTTGGGTTTGACCAGTTTCAATATTCTTTTATTTCCGATAATTATCGTGGCATGGTAGACTACGATTTAGATAAGATTAAGATTGCATATATTGATATTGAAACCAGTTCTGAACATGGTTTTCCAGATGTAAGAAATGCCAATGAAGAAGTCTTGGCTATCTCTTATCGTTGTGGGAAAAATTTCAAAACATATGGTTGTCAGGAATACATACCGGGCGAAGGCGTCGAGTATATTCATTGTGAGAATGAAATAAAGTTATTAGAAAACTTTGTTCTTGATTGGTCTATGAATTATCCAGATATTATTACTGGATGGAATTCAAGGTTTTTTGATATTCCATATCTTGTCAATCGTATAGTCAAAGTTCTTGGTCAAAAAATGGCTAACAAACTTTCTCCTTGGGGCTGGTATAAAGAAAACGAAATAACTTTATTTGGTAATAGAAAACAACAGATTTTTGATTTGGTTGGAATTTCAAGTATTGATTACATGGATGCTTACAAGAAGTTTACCTATGTCAATCAAGAGTCTTATTCTTTAAATCACATTGCTTACGCAGAATTGGGTGAAAAGAAAATAGACTATTCAGAATACTCTTCGCTACATGAACTATACAAAACAAACTTTCAGAAGTTCGTTGACTACAATGTTCATGATGTTGTCTTGTTGGAAAGACTAGAAGAGAAGATGAAACTCTTGGAGATGATTATCTCACTAGCTTACATGGCCAAGTGTAACTTCAATGATGTGTTCAGTCCTGTGAAGATGTGGGATTGTATTATCTTTAATCATTTGAAAGACCAACAAATTGTTGTTCCACCAAAGAAACATGAGACTAAAACTGAGGGGTATGAAGGTGCCTATGTGAAAGATCCTCAAATCGGTCGGCACAAGTGGGTTGCTAGTTTTGACTTAAACTCTCTGTATCCACATTTGATTATGCAATATAACATTTCTCCTGAGACTCTTGTGAGCATGTATTCTGAGTCTGGTTTGGTAGATGCTTTACTTGATAAAGAAGTTGATGTTGATTTTCTTAGAGAGAAAAATCTTACCATGACTCCAAATGGTTCTTTGTATACTCGTAAGAAACAGGGGTTTCTTCCAGCACTCATGGAAAAGATGTATACAGACCGCGTCAAGTATAAAGATTTGATGATTAAGGAACAAAAGAAAGGTAAAGCTGCAGATACTAACAAACTAGCTCAGTATCACAATATGCAGATCAACTTAAAGATTGCTCTCAACTCAGCCTACGGAGCCCTTGGTAATCAATGGTTTCGTTTTTATGATGTAAGGAATGCTGAGGCAGTATCCGTTGCGGGTCAACTTTCCATTCGGTGGGCTGAGAGAGCAGTCAATCAATATTTGAACAAAATACTGGAGACAGAAAATGATGATTACGTTATTGCTTCCGATACTGACTCTTTGTACATTGCCCTTGATTCTCTCGTTCAGAAGGTAGGTCTTGGAGAAGATACACAAAAAACTATCAAGTTTATGGATACCGTTTGTGAAGGTAAAATTCAAGATGTGATTGAT